TTAATTCCAACATATGGATCACCAAGTCCTGGTGGAACATCTGTGGTTTATGTTGGTATTGAATCATTTATTTCTTATCCTGGTCTTGGATACACTGTTGCACCCACAATCACGTTCTCTGAACCACCAGCATCCGACTCTGGAACCTTCAAATATAATGAAATTGTTACGGGTGCAGTCAGTGGAACAACTGCAAGAGTCAGAGTCTGGAATACAAATACCAATACTCTTGAACTTGGTAATGTTTCTGGCACATTCAGAGTTGGTGAGCAAATCACTGGTGGTACATCAGGAGCAGTTCACACTGTTCTAACTCTTGATAATGACCCTGCAGAGGATGGATTTGCTGATAATCCTACCATTGAAACTGAAGCAGATAGCATACTTGACTTTACTGAAACTAATCCCTTCGGAATTCCCTAAATAAATCGATGAGGAAAAACTATGTTTGAGTATTTTTACCACGAAATATTGAGAAGAACTATCATATCTTTTGGTACTCTCTTCAACAATATCTCTATTCAGAAGAAAGATGGTTCTGATAATGATATCAGCACTATGAAGGTTCCTCTGGCATATGGTCCTACTCAAAAGTTTTTAGCAAGACTTGAGCAGTCTGCTGACTTGAATAAGTCAACGGCAATCTCTTTGCCTAGAATGTCTTTTGAGTTCACTGGTCTGACTTACGATTCCTCACGTAAGTTGACTTCTACTAGAACTATTCAGGTAAAAGACCCAAGCACAAAGAAGAACGTAAAGAAAGTATATACACCAGTTCCTTATAATATGTCGTTTGAACTTAGCATTATGTCTAAGTTGAATGATGACGCACTACAAATTGTAGAACAGATTTTACCATATTTCCAACCAGCATTTACATTGACTGTAGAACTGGTTGATGATATCAATGAAAAAAGAGATATTCCTGTTGTGTTAGAGAACATCACAATGCAGGATGATTATGATGGTGATTTTACAAATAGAAGAGTTCTCTTGTATACATTGAGATTCTCTGCAAAGACATACCTGTTCGGTCCTGTATCCAAAGCAGAACCCATCAAGACTGCTACTCTTACATATCTTACTGGAGACAAGAAGAAATCCAAGAGAGAAACCCAGTATACTGTTGTTCCAAGAGCAATCAAGGATTACGACGATTCAGTTTCTACTCTGCTCGCAGAAGATGTAGATTTAGAAGAGTTTGTATGGTTGGTTGATGATGGTAGCAAACTTTCCGCAGATTCTTACTACGAAATCAACGGGGAAGAAGTATACATCAAAGCAATCGACGGTAATAAGATTACTGTAGATAGAGGAAGAGATAATACAACTATCAAAGAGCACGTCAAAGGTCAACCTATCAAGGCAATCACTGCTGCCGATACGGAACTCATTGAAATGGGTGATGATTTCGGATTTGATGGCGCAACTACTAACTTCTTCTAAATTGATATGTCTAAACAATTTGATGAATTGAATGACGCATTCAATGTTACTGGCGATGTTATGCCGGTTGAAAAACCAGAGGTAAAGATAGAAAAACCTGCATTATCCGCAGAAGATATAAAGAAAGATTATGAATATACCAGAGGTAATTTATATTCTATAATAGAAAAGGGTCAAGAGGCAATCAACGGTATTCTTGAACTTGCTCAGGAAACTGAACAACCTAGGGCATATGAAGTTGCTGGTCAGTTAATAAAGAGTGTTTCTGATGCCACTGATAAGTTGATGGAACTTCAGAAGAAGTTGAAAGATGTTGAGGAGTCAAGTCCCAAAGGACCAACTAATGTTACCAATGCATTGTTTGTCGGTTCGACTGCTGACTTGCAAAAAATGCTGAAGAAAGTAAAGGAAGAACCTAAATAACTAAAAAAGAGAGATGACGGTAAATCCTGTTATTAACATAGTTATTCCACAAGGTGCAGACTTTGCTGAGGTTTTTACTTCCACCGAGTCTGATGGTAGTTTGTCTAACCTCAGTGGTTACAGTGGTGTATCTAAATTGAAAAAACATTCTGGCGCTACGGTAGCATATGACTTTACCGTTGGTATCAATACCTCTTCTTCTGAAGTTTCAATTGCTATGACTGCTCCAGTTACTACTACTTTGGAACCAGGTAGATATTATTATGATGTTGTATTGACTGCTGGAGGTGGAGGTGTTTCTAGAATGGTAGAAGGATTTGCAATAGTTACAGCAGGCATTGCAACGTAAAAAATGGCGATTATTAGAAGATCTTCATCCTCAGGAAGAAAAGTAAACAATGCTTCCTCTTCATCTTCTGTTGTTAGGAAAAAAGATAGTGAGAGTAATATAGTTACGTCAGCAGGTGGAGGTGGCGTCCAACCTAAAACATTGAGAGAGTTGAACGATGTAAATTTTGGGATATTAGATAATTCTAAAGATGGATTTATCGTTTCATATAATACAGATAATGATAAATTAGAATTGATATCACCTGATAACCTTCTTGACGAATCAGCAGCGGATGACGATTTGCCTGATGCATTTGTAACACGTCTTGCGATAGAAGCAGACATTCAAACCTCAAGTGTTGATGGAGGGACATTTGAATGACTTTGAGAAATGCAAGAGAACTAGGTGATTCTCTAATATCTAATTCAGGAACGATAAAACAAGTTCTTAGGTATAATGCTGCTGAAGATAAGTTTGAATTAGCAAATATAAAAACTAAACTTCAGAAAGCAATAGAAGATGATGATTTGCCCGATACTTTTGTAGAAGTTGCAAAGAAAGGCATCTTATCTAAAACCATATTAGACTATGGTTCTTTTGAAGAATAAATAGTAAAAAGTATTTTTCTAATGGGAGACTTAGGAGACTTCTTTTCTATTATAGGTGAGCAAAAGAAGCAAAAAGAAGAAGAGAAGAAAAAAATAATGGGGAAAGCATCCCTGACAGATTTGTTTGCCGAATTGGCAGAAGAGAAGAAAAAAATACAAGAACAAAAAAGAATTGAAGAAGAGAGGATACAAGAACAAAGAAGAATTGAAGATGAGAAGAAGAAAGAACTAATTGGTGAGATTACGTTAGATTCTTTATTCACATCGCTATCAAAACAGAAAAAGGAAGAGAAAGAAAAACTTGACAAATTGCAGAAAGATGTCAAGGCATTTGAGGCACTTATATTTTCGGAACCAAAGAAGAAGGAAGTTGTAGAGGCATCTACTCCTATTCAACTCCCATATGAGGAAGTAGAAATAGAAGAGGAAGAGGAGACTGTAGAAGAGATTGTAGAAGAAGTAGTAGAAAAACAAAATAGTGTAGATGAGACTGTAGAAATTCTTTCCAAGATGATACCTGAAGAGGAAATCATCAAGGAAGAAGAGACTGAAATGGTTAGTCTCAAGCGTGAGGTTGACCAACTTCGTAAGATGCTCTATCAAACGATTAGAGATGTCAATGCTCAAGGTGGCGGTGGTGAAGTTCGCCTTGAATTTATGGATGATGTTGACAGAGATTCTGTCAAAGTTGATGGGCAAGTTCTTGCATATCAATCATCCACAGGCAAATTTATTGGAACCACAGGTGGTGGAGGTGCTGTTGACCTTGGTCCTTTGACCAATATCGCAGCTGCTTCAACAACATCAATCACTCAAGGTTCTATATTATCGTTTGACGTTTTATCTGGTCAGTTTATTGCTACTACTGTTGTTAGTGCAGGAACTACAACTCTTGCTGGATATCCCATCACTGGAAACACTCCACAGAACAACGAAGTTCTCACCTTCAACGCAGATACGTCCAGATGGGAATTTGATTCACCATTCACTATTGTTGACCTATCTGATGGTGTTCAGGATGGACATCAGGACTACGGTGCATTTGAATAATAAAAATACATAATTGTATGCTTAGATAAATATTATCTAGATAAAACATAACCACTTGTAATATTTTTTTTACAATTTTTAGAGGTATAGATGGCAGCTCCAACACTTAAGTTTAAAAGAGGTTTATTATCCGCCCTACCAACTTTAAGTGTTGGTGAACCCGGATTTACTACAGATAAAAATCAACTGTATGTTGGTTCACCTAATGGAAACCAACTCATTGGTTCAGGTGACTTTTGGTCATTAGAAACTCCTACTGTGGGTGGTGGAGTTAAGGTATTTGAAGCAACTAATAATGGTACAAATTATGTACAGTTGTCTGCACCTAATTCTCTTGCAGCAAATTTAAATTTCAAATTACCATCAACCGACGCTTCGGCATCTGGACAAGTTCTACAGTCCAATGCTAGTGGTGTTCTGTCTTTTGGTGATGTAAATATTACTAACATCGACATTGACGGCGCAGCAGATATTGGCGCAGCAATTGTTGATGATGACCTCTTCATTGTTGATGATGGTGCATCTGGAACAAACAGAAAGACAACTGCCTCAAGAATCAAGTCTTATGTTCTTGGTGGTGGAGGAGGTGGTTCCACATTTGATAGTGTAGTTGTTGGTTCTGCTGTAACTATCAATAACTCTGGTATTGTTGCCTCTTCTGGTATT